TATCTACAGACTATTAAGCTCCGCTATAGGCCGACCCGTTCCTCTAACTCCAATGGAGAGGAAGGCCTTGTACATCCGTGCCGCCGTCTAGAGATGCCCAGCGTACCAACTCGGTTTCTCAGCTAAGCTGGACTCGCAAATGTTTATGGATTTGGTATTTGAATTACAGATTCCACATAACGCTACACGAACCCAGCGGATCAATGCAGAGAAGCTAGCAATCCGAGAAAGTACAATGGGTAAATTTAGGCAGCGTAAGATGCACAGCCTAGCTCCTATAGGGGTTGGCATCCAGTACGGAGTACACAACGCTGATGAAGACACGGCACTACGGGCAATTGTCACCCGGGTGTTCTATCATAAAACGGACCAAGGTGGTTGGGAACGACCATTTAGACCAACGAAACGAGACTTTGTAGTTAGGTGTAGCAATGCCAGGAGGGCTTTGCTTTCCCACACTCACTTCGTTGCGCCTTTAACCCCCAATAAGTATATTGAGGCTTATTCAGGGCGTAAGCGTAAAATGTATGAGAAAGCATTAGCTAGCTTGAGCATTGACCCACTTACGGAAAAGGACTCTTATGTTTCGAGTTTTCCGAAAGCAGAAAAGTTAAATATAACTCGAAAGCCGGACCCAGATCCAAGGATTATACAACCACGTTCACCAAGGTATAATCTCCGGCTAGGTGTCTACACTAAAGCGTGCGAGCATGTGATCTACGGCGCTATTGACAAAATGTGGGGAGGACCAACAGTAATGAAAGGTTTAAATGCTGATCTCAGGGGTGAAGCAATCTCAGGCATTTGGCATAGATATGCAGATCCGGTAGCCGTCGGATTGGACGCACACAGATTCGACCAACATGTGTCCAAGGCGGCGCTGGAATTTGAACATTCTATATATTTAGCGATGCATGGGAGCGATCCTTTCTTGAAGTGGCTACTTAAAATGCAGTTGAGGACAAAAGGCTTTTGCCGTTGCGTCAACAGCTGCATTATGTACATTGTTAATGGAGGGCGTTGCTCTGGGGATGTTAATACCTCCCTTGGCAACATCTGTCTAATGACTTGTATGATGTGGTCATATCGAGAGCATTATAACCTTCAATGTTCGCTAATTAACGATGGTGATGACTGTGTGGTTATCATGGAGAGGTCGATGTTAAACGACTTTATGAGGAATGTTGTGGCATGGTTTGCTGAGCTCGGATTTGTAATGAAGGTGGAAACACCCGTTTACAAACTGGAACATATCGAGTTCTGTCAGTCCCATCCAGTCGAGGTCGCTCCCGGGGTGTACCGTATGGTACGGGACCCGCGAGTTGTCTTAGACAAGGATTTGATTGTGCTTAAGCCAATACAACATAAATCGGACTATGATTTCTACAGACGAGCCATTGGTCTTTGCGGCCTATCTTTAGCAGGGGAT